GATAGCCTGCTGGAACTGATTCTTCAGTGGACGCACGGCGCCGAAGCAACCGACATCCAGGTGACGCTTTCCTTTGAGCAAGAATTTGATTCTGTGCTTGATGTTTGCGTAACGCTCAGAGAAGAACGGAACACGCTTCTCTAGCGGGTAGTAGTTTGGAAGGTAGATGATGTTGCGCTGATGCTGAGGGAATACCGCTCTCAGCTCATCGTACATGTGCGCGTGGTTGGCAGCAATCGTCAGTTCACGAGCCAGGTAACCGTTGATCCAATCGAATGCAATCCCTTCACACGCGATGAATGGCGAGTTGGAATGCAAACGAATGATCCACTTCACCCTCGGATGCAGCTTCTTGAGGATGTCGAATTTCTCAGGGACAACCCAAAGTGCCTCGATGATGACGTGTGTCGGCTTGTACTGGGAGACCACTCGGTCGATGTCATTGTTGTCAACGACGACAGCAACCTTGGATTCAACCTGTTCACTCTTCAACAAATCACACACAAACCTACAGCTGTTATACAGACCCGACGACAGTGTGATGTCGTATGACGGGTCTACGTCAAACCCATAATGTGGTTGACGCTTTTTGAGAATGAACAGTACTCTTGACATGGCGGCCCACTTCCCTACTACTTATTAGTGCGAGGTCACCAGTTGCAAACCAGAGCCGAACTGCGAGCGATATGCGTTTGCGAGGTCGAGGACAGGCGTGAACAACTGGCCGAAATTGATGTCTTCTTTGGTCAGGGTGATGCTTTTCTCTTCGCACATGCCCAGGAGCGGAAACATGGCGATGTTCTGCGGTTGCGGCTGGATGATAACAGGGTTCTCAGCCGTGTACGTGCCGTCCAAATTCTCCGTGACGTCAGCGAGAAGAGGGCCGTTCTTTGTGTATGCAAGTTTGATTGTCATGATCTATTCCATTTCCTGTCGAGTATTTACTAGTTTGTTGACCCAAAACCACCATTCCGGTCCGTTACAGGGCCAGGATGTTGATCCAGTATATTGAAACGAGCCTGGAACCATGGATGCAAGTAGGCTTGTGCCACACGCTCCTTGTGGTCGATGCGAACAGGCGAATGGGCCGTATTCGTGACCGGGATAAAGACCTGATCACGGTAGTCCTCGTCAATGTATCCGAGGCTCTGTGACATCTGTAGTCCCTTCTTCAGGCCGACACTTGATCGAGTCACGATACTGATTGCAAAGTTCCTCGGGATCGCGAAGATGAGTCCTGTCGGGAGCAGAGCTCGGTTCCCGAACGGAAGGGCGATGTATTGGCCCGTGTCATTGCGCTGTACCTTCAGTTGGTACTCACGATTGCCATAGTCGAATGCCCTGACATGAGTAATCTCAGGTCCCAGGTAGACTTCGAGATCGAAGCACCCGGAGGCCTGCGTCTTATGCTCAGGTGTCACGGCATTGGCGTAGACCTTGTGGATGCCGACATCCAGAGGCTCACGATACACATTGAACGGAACAGGTGCAGCTTTCGCAACCAATGCGTCTCCCTTGATTTTCTTCTTCAGATCCTCTTCGGTCTGGAGCTCCGCCTCTGCGTAGCCTTCACCCTCAAATGGATACGCCGTCATTGGACCAAGGTCAGTGAAACCGTTGTCGGCCACAACCTCAGCGTCTTCAGCTTTCTTTCCACGCGCCATAACAAATCCTCATTCTGTTGCGATTGGTGTCTTCTTCGTGCCTACTGAGTATTTCTGCTTCAGGTTCCACTTGTTCTTATCAGCAAAAGGAATCACCAAGACGTTGACGTCTGGCTTGTAGGTTTCAAAAAGGGGCTTGATGAGTTCCCACTCTTGGAGCAGAGAAACAATGTACTCGAGGCGATCTTCATCTTCCTCGGTGAAATCTGTGACATTGGTACGTCCGTCGAGTTGGAACAGCTGCTTGAAGTGGCAGATGTAGTAGCGACCTTTCTTGTGCAGGATGTGACACGACTGCCACAGCACAGGCCTTCCATCTGGCCCCTTCTTTCCTGGGAGGCCAATTCGTGTCAGTGTTTCCTTGACCTTCAAGAATTGATTCGTGTCGAGCGCTTCCACTTCATGGAAGCTTTCCAGAAGCTCGTTTCTGTCCATTTGTACTTCTCCCGCCTTTCTCTAGTTCTTGTTTCATGTCGGCGAGACGTGGACGAAGAAGACTCAGGACCTGTTTGGCCTTGTGTAGCGAGTATCCATAGTACTCTTGGATCACCGCCAATTCATCTTTGTCGTCTTGATTCTTATGCCACTTTCCGTAGCGCTTCTTCTTGGGGAGGCCATAGTAGTAGAATGCGTACTGCATATCCCTAGGTAGGCTCCAATTAGAATTCATCTCGTTAGCGAAAAAGATCGAATCAGCTGTGTTGCTGAAAATCTTGTTCACAACATAAGAGTCAAATCCCACCTCTGCAACATCTAGAAGGTCGCCCTTGTCGTTGATGTTGTTGGCGATGTCGAAGGGAGAAAGTTTCTCAGCCATTCTTTACCTGCCTCAGATATTTATCATCTTCAGGGTCGAGGATGATGTAACCGAGTCCATCACAATTTTGGCATTCGCCGTGGTCACACAGCATGTCGCCGTCATCTTCATACTCGTAATGATAATAGCCTGCACCCTCACAAGCTACACATTCGAGTTTCTGTTTGTCTTCCATGTTTTCACCTTGTCGCGGATGACGAGACCAAGCCAGACGATGTTACCTGTGGCGATGCACAGGCCGCCGTAGAACGACCAGATCTGATTGAGCTGCGGGTAGTACCAGAGATTCCAGAGGCCCCAGGCGATGTAGAAGAACGTCGCGGGCCAGTAGACACCTTTGACTTCTCGGTCCTTGAAATAAGTCACCACGTTCATCCATGTGGTGACTGAACCAAGGACCTCAAAGGTGCCGTTGATTTGGTCTGGTGTCACGCGAATATCCAGGCGAGGAAGACCAAGAGAGCGATCCAACCCACGAAGTCAATGACTGCCTTGGCATTGGCGCTGACTGGCTCTTCCTCAGGTTCTGTTTCCAAACGTTCATCCTGGTACTCAAGCTCTTCCTGGAGCTCTTCAATCAGGTTGTAGCCATAGTATTGGCCGGCGTCTGTTGGCGAGTGACCACAATGCAACGGAGAGGCATGACCCTCCATGCTGTCTCCACAACAACAGACACCCTCGGAGAGATCAACACGCTTCAACTGCTCAATTGCTTGTTCAATGAGCTTACGGTCAAACAGGATTTCGTCTTCTACTTCCATTGGATGTCCGCCATGAGTTCGGTGAGGAATGCCACGGTGTTGATTTCCTTGTCGACCACCCTCGATTCTCGTTCATCATACTGAGAGATGAAGAGAATCAGTTGAGGGATCGACGCTCCTTGGATGTAATCGACCGCCTTGTCGTAGATTGCACGACGAATCATCGCTCCGTCGTTGTCCAGGTTTTCCACGACCCACTTGCGCATCTCAGAGAATTTCTTCTCCTTCAGATACCCAATCAAGAGCTTGAGCTGATCGTCGTCGAGACCTGTCGCGCCCTGGACCTTCAACTCACCTGACAAGCAGTACTTCTCCAGCAGGTTGAGTGTCTTCCTGAAGTCTGGGAAGTTCTTCATCACCAGCTGTGCCAGCTCTATCTTGTCGAACGTGATGTTCTTGTCCGCAAGGATTTGCTTGATGCGTTTGTCAAACTGGATGACGAGGACCTTCTTTTCTTCCTTCGTGAAGTTAAACTCGATCAGAGGATTTCTCGACTTGAGCGGTTCAATAATCTTGTTGGCGAAATTCGCCGTGAAGATGAAACGGCAGTTGCCTGAGAACTCTTCAATCATTCCACGAAGAGCACCCTGCGCCGCCGCCGACAATCCGTCAGCCTCATCGAGGATGATGCATTTGATCGGAATCTCGCCCACCAACGACATAGTGCTCGCGAACTTGCGAACATCCGTTCGGATGGTGTCGATGTTGCCGTTCTCAGTTGCATTGATGAGCAGATAGTCAATGCCGAGCTCTTCACACAGCGCGCGTGCGACCGTCGTCTTGCCAGTACCTGCTCCGCCACTCAAGACCATATTCAACAGTCTCTTCTGGCTCACCATCTCTTGGAACTGGGTTTTGATGCGATCCGGGAGTACACAATCCTCAATCTTGTGAGGGCGGTACTGCTCAGACCAGATTTGTTCGCTCATAATCACCTACATGCGAAGATTGCAATGATCCAAACGGCGAAGGCACCGAAAACGAAGATGCCAGGTACCCACCAAGGACTCGGAGGGTACTCTTCTGGCCGCATGGCTTCGTAGTAGCCCTGCTCTTCCATCACTCCATCTCGGCAGCGACGATGTACTCAAGATCACCGTTGATGGTCGTGAACTTGACAGCCTTTTCACCGACCGTGACGTTGTAATCACGCGGCAGGAACTTGATGTTCTCGATGAGCAGTGTCTTGGTGGCCTTCAGGTCACCATCAATGCCTTCGATATCAACCGTGTACTGGTTGCCGACAGTCGACTTGTTGTAAGCGCGCAGGCCTTCTTTGCTGATCTCGAGTTCCTTGAGCTTCATGACAGCAGCAGCCTTGAGTGTCTTCTCAAGCTGTCCGGTCGTGAGCTTGAACGTCAGGCCGGCTTCGACCTTGATCTTCTTGTCAGCCGGCGGCGAGACGATGACGCTCGGAGACGAGTAGTAGTACTTGACCTTCGACTTGTCGCCCGTGATTTCGACGTGGCTGGCTTCGAACTCGAGGTCCGGTGCGTCGAAGAGAGAAAGAGCCGACAGGAACTCGTTCAGATCATAGATCGCGAATTCCTTCTCGAACTTGTCCGGGACCATTGCGGTGCCAAACACGTTCTTCATCACCGACATGGTGCGAAGCTCATTGCCTTCGCGGATCAAGATACCCTGGTTGATCCCAGCGAAGTTCTTCAGAATTTCGATTGTTTCTTTCTGCACAGTGTGTTACCTCATGGGTTGGAACGTCAATTGTATGTTGATTGAGCCTGACGTGATGGCCCTTCATGATACTGTTAGTAGTTTCGAGCTTTGTAACAGATGACAGTGTTACGCGGATACGCGTGTACTGCCACAACGTCTTTACCCCTCATCTCAAGAAACTTGATGAGGCCGTTGTAAGTGTTCTGCTCTTCATGGATTTCGATGCGATCAGAATGAACGCCCGACTGGATGGTGTGTTGTTTGTTGGACGTGGTGTAGACGTCCACGATCTTCATAGCCATATCATGCTCCAACGATGGCGGAGTAGCCGCCGACTTTCTCAAAGTGGATGTGTGAGCGCATCTTGTCAGCAATCTTCTCTGGCGAGTGCGTGACGATAAACAGGTTGGTGCCCTTCAACTCTGTGAGGAGACGAGAAAACGCTTCAGTTCCTTCAGTGTCAAGAGAACCATCAACCACCTCGTCAAGCAAGAGCAGATTCGTATCAACATTCGATTGCAGCTTCGCGATCTCTCGCCAAGCCAACAGGACAGCCATGTCGATTCTCATCTTCTCGCCTTCCGAGAAGTTGTTGTAGGAGAGAGTATCAAAGCCTCGCGCCTGGATCGTTTCCTCGAACTCCTCGTCCAAAGAAAACTTGCCGAAGAATCCAAGCTTCGCCAGGTTGTTGTTGATGGCGTGGTTGATGACGGGAATGTATCTCTTGATGAGCATTCCCTTGATGCCTGAGTCCTTGAGCATGTCGGTGACCAGGTTCATGTACTCTGAATCTTCCGTCATGTTGGCGCGTTTCTTCTGTAGCTTCTCGTAGACGTCAACCAGCTTGGAAAGCTGCTGTTTGGCCTCTTTGATCTTGGCCTCGTAACCATCGGCATTGAAAGAAGATTCAGACTGGAGCTTCTCAATGCGTTCTTCACGATCGCGGATCTTGGCCCGCAGGTTGTGGATTTCGTTCTGGGCCTCTGAGTTCTTCCGGTTGCTCTCCTGAATGACTCGACGGCGCTCTTCAAGTGAAGCTGCCTTGGCCTTGAGGGTCTGGATCTTCTCTGGAAATGAATCAGCCCTCGTCTTGATGACTTCACACATATGTGCGCGCTTCTCAGCAGAGATATCCTGCTCACAATGAGAGCAGACTGTCGTCTCATTGAGAGTCTGGATTTCCGCAAGCAGGTCTTCCAACTTCTGTTCAAAGCGAGTCTGTAGGCCTCGGGCTTCTGTGAGGTTGATCAGGATACGGTCTTCGTCTTGCCACACGCCTGGCGCCGTCTCCTGCATGATCTTTTCGATCTCTGCACGGGCATTCTCGATTTCCTTCTTGAGGTCCTCGATCTGCTGCCACGACTGGGCCTTGGAAGCTTCCTCAGCGCTCTTGTATTCTTGTTCCAGATCAGCAATATACTTCTCACGGACCTTGACTTTCTCACCAGCAACAGTGATAGCAGTCTTGATTTCGTTGGTCTTTTCCTTGTGAGCCGAAACCTTCTGGTTCTGCAACTGTGTCATCTTGCTGAAGATGACCAGAGAAAGAATCGTCTCGATGAATGCACGACGCTTGGCGGCATCCAACTTCATGAACGAGACGTGCTGAGCCTTACCGACAGCCACGATCTGTGTGAACGCGGCGTAATCCATCTTCAGGATCGACATGTTGAGAGTCTTCTGGAAGTCCCTACTGTCGCCTGGCTGATTCATCAGCTGGCCGTTCTTCTTGACTTCGAGGATCTCAGGCTTCTGCCCTCGACGAATTTGATACTCATCCTGCCCAATGTCAAACTCCAGCTCCACCATCAGGTCCTTGTTGGCCTTGGTATTCACGAGCTGCGGTTTGTTGATCTTGCGGAACGGCTTCCCGAATAACGCGAAGGTCAAGGCGTCAAGAACTGACGACTTGCCGTGGCCATTCTTGCCAGTGATCATGGTTGACGGTGATCGATCCAGCTGGACTTCAATCCACATGTTGCCAGTGGAGAGGAAGTTCTTGTACCTCACCTTTCTGAATCGAATCATTCAAACCTCTTCCCACAGACTCCACAGAGCCAAGCGTTTACTGGCACTCTCCAGTAAACGTGATGATGAGTGCGGAACTTATGCCATTTCCACTTGATCCAACGAATCATACTTCTTCCTCAGAAATTCTGTCGGGATGTATGGGCAATTCATTGCCGCGAGAAGGTGCCCGCATTCTGAGCAGGTCCAATGGCCGACACCTGGAACTATGCTTGTGAATTCAACCCCAATTTCACAGGATGGGCAGATCATCATACTTCATTGTCCGTGAGTGAAAGAGCCTCGTTGTAGAGTTCCATGAAGTAGCCCTTGAGGCGGTTCTTGTCAACGAGGTCGTTGTTCACGACATCCTCGATGTACTTTTCAATGACCTGGTCAATGCTCGTATCCTTCAAATCGGCCTCTGTCAGCTCACCATCAAAGGATGTCTCATTCACCTCCAACACTTCAACCGTCCAGGCGATGCCTTGCATCTTATCCACGAAGAGGTTGAGTTTCTGCTGGTTGGTGGTGCCGAATGACTGGATGTACACCCGCACGATCTTTTCTCGATACACCTCGTAGTCGAAGTTGATGATGTCGAGGCCGTCGTTGAAGATGAACTTTTCGTAGATGTTGAACGGATTCTCAATCAGGTCGAGTTTCCGAGTTTCAGTATCGAGGATGCGGAAGCCCTTCTTGAGTCCATAATCAGACCAATTGAATTGGTTGGTGTTGCTGATGTACTGAATGCGCCCGTCGTCCGACATGGTGTGGAAGTGACCAGAGAAGACTTTGTCGTAGCGGTCAAACAGAGCAGGCTCGAAACCGTGCTCGTTCTTCTGGCCTGGAGTCATGTCAAATGATTTGATCTCAAAATGGCCACACAAGTACGGAGCGTCAGCATGAGTGATGAACTCTAGCGAGTCCTGGAGATTCTCCTTGTTCACCCAACTGATGAATGCGATCTTGAGTGACCCAAACTGAATCACATCATGCGTTTTGATGATGTTGATATTCGGGTACATCTTCCCGAGGAAGTCGATCGAATTCGGCCAGTTGGTATTGCGCATGGCAACGTCGTGGTTGCCGTAGATGATGTGCAGCTTGATGTTGCGCTTCAGTAGCTCGTCAAAGAAGAACCGCTGGGCTCGATCGATTGCCACAACTGAAAGAGCTTTCCGATTATCCCAAAAGTCACCAAGATGAAGAACAGTATCAATCTCCATCTTATCGAGCGTGGGAAAGAAGACATCACGGTAGAATCTCTCTTGGTTGTTTGCAAAAACGAGGCTGTCAGATCGAATGCCAAAATGGGTGTCAGTGAGTATTGCTAGCTTCATTCAGTAACACCTTGTTGTCAGGCAGCCATATTCTACGGTCTGAGACGACTGCTCTCTTGGATTTCAAGAAAGTGTATGCTGCTTCAAGGTCAGGTTGCCTTCCTGATTCAACCAACCACCAGGCCAATGCAAGAGGTGACCTTTCGACGCCTCCCCAACAATGGACCAGGATTGTCTCATCTTTCTCAACATGAGCTTGGATGAGGGTTGCTACATGAGCCAATGCGCTGAGAGATACGATGGCTCCCGTTCGGTCTTGATCGCTGTTGGGGCGTTTCTTCAGGATCGGAATGTGATAGCCTCCTGAG